GTTGATATTTTACTCGGTGTTACTGCTGGGCCTTCTGGCCCCAGGGGTATGGCTAACGTGGATCTTAAGCTTGGACATGATATCTTCGCATTTGCCAGCGGAGAATTTGCAAACAGTGGAGACTGGACCGCAGCAGCAGGTCTAAAAATGAGGTGGTAGCATGGATAAAAAGAAAGACTCTAGATTAGAGCGTGCAGGTGTTAGTGGGTACAATAAACCTAAGCGCACTCCAGATCACGCAACAAAATCTCACGTTGTAGTTGCTAAACAAGGTGACAAAATTAAGCTTATTAGATTTGGTGAGCAAGGTGCTAAGACTGCTGGCAAACCAAAAGCCGGTGAAAGTGAAGCTATGAAAAAGAAACGAGCCAGCTTTAAAGCTCGTCATTCTAAAAACATCAAAAAAGGGAAAATGTCAGCAGCTTACTGGGCCGACAAGGTTAAATGGTAGAATGGGTAAAGTTGGCCAATACTTTACTTCATCTGAATTCGCTTGCGCTTGCTGCAAGCAGTCAAACCCTAGCCAAATACTTGTCAGCATCCTTGATGCAGTGCGTAAAAGATTAGGAGTTCCATTGAGAATTTCTAGTGGTGTTCGCTGCGAGTCACATAACAAATCTGTTGGCGGTGCTTCTCAGAGCTGGCATATTCCCCGTGATGGTGTTGGTTACGCTGCGGATATAACTTACTCCGATGCCTCTAAGCGCCACGGAGAACACATTCTTAGGCTTTACATAGAGATTGAAAACGAAGCGAGGCGTCGAGATATTCCGTTTGGACTGGGCCTTTACTCTGGATGGGTTCACTTTGATACCAGAGGCGAGAAGGGGTCTAAGTCTGCTAGATGGTTTAAGTATAACTGGCCTCGTTAATGTCTACTTTCTCAACGCAATCTAAAGCATAAGTCACAGACCAGCACAGTTTTTCTTCTAGTTTTTTTCTTTTCTTAAAGTCGTTCTTGTAAGCCCCCTCAAGTATTTGTTTTGCCACATGGTAAGCAGAGCTGATCTGCTTCCATGCTATTACATACTCTGCTTTTCTTTTTTCTAGCGACATGGCTCCTGGAATTTTCTGCAGCTCTACGGTGAGGAGAAACAAATGCCCTTTTGCTTTTTGAGCTTTCTTCATTATCGACTCGCCTAGGTCGTTGCTCTTGGTCATTACCCGTCGAAGCTTGCTTGCCCTTGTCAGGATGCTCTGGCCTGGAAGGTCCAGCATTGATTGATTGATCATACAAAATCTCCCATTCGTTACATTGTTTTTCTAAATCGTCTGGTAAGCTTTCAGCTCTTTCATAAAAATTGCAGTCTTTTTTAAATCCCCACCAAGGATCTGACTCAATCTCGTCTTGCTTATACATGCGTGGCCATTGAAGCTTTACGCAGATTGTTGAAAGCGGAAGGTTGTATAGCTCAGGATAATATACGGCATGTATATTGTAGTGCTCACAGAATGTGCATCTCTTTAACAATGACATACCCCCGCCTAACCCTCTCACTTAAATTAGTTAAGCAGGGTAAAAGTGTTTCAATTAAGTGTTTTAATTAACCGCGCGCACGGAATGCGCACGCTGTATAATAAAATGCCCCACCCCCTGGTAATTAGTCTCATAGGGATTTGATAACCATTTACGTTGTTGTGGGGATGGGGCAAAATCGAAAATGCCCTGCCTCCTGATAAATAAAACAGGGGGTTAGCTGTCAACATGCGCGTGTTGTTCGTCGCGGAGACAGAGCAGAAACATCATCTTATAAAAAGCATCCTCATTACAAGATTTCTTTTTGGCGGGGCTTCCGCTTCAGCGATCTTACATAGGGCTTCTTCGGCTTCGCTAATTACCCGGTAAGCTTCCCTTAGTTTAATCACAGCCTCTTTGCAGACATCGGATATTCTTGCATCTTCTTCGCCATCCATTAACCAATTGCGACCTGCAAACTCAGACCCAAAATCAGCAGCCTTTCTTGCTGCGGTTTCTATTAAATCAGAAATCGATTTACATGTTTCGTAATCTTGAAGAGACATTAATGCTCTCCCAGTATGATTGAAGCCAGGCCCTTGCGGTCTTCTTCGCTTATGTCTTCAACTTGTTGCTGCTCGCCTACCGCTGCTCTCTCAAGAGCAAAGCTTCGTTGCAGTCCAAAGTGAGCCAGTGTCATCAGCACGGCTGCTACAAAGAACATTCCTTTAATCCACCAGTTACCGTCATTCTTTTCTCGATCAAGCGCACTGGTGCGTTTTTGTCCAATATCTCTCATAATTTCTCCTGTTAGTTTTTACTTAGATTTGCGACTGTACCAGCCGAACTTTGCTGTGCTTTGATAACCAGCCTGCCGCTTTTCCCTCCAGCTAACAGCCCATCTTCCTTGAGAATTAGGGCCGCTATAATGCGGCAAGCCAGTTATGTTTTTCACACTAGCAGACTCATTAAACCTTTCTTGGACCCCGGCCAATGAGTTTGCATACTGTGTTATTTTTATTTCGCTTGATGGACTGCCAATAGCATCATGCTCCCTGACAGTCATCTGTTGTTTATACCAAGGTATCTCTCCTGCCATCATCGCTTTCCCCCTTGTAAGCCATTTTAAGCAGTTCTATAAAATAATCTAATCGCATTGATGCTATCGCTTCTTGTCTGTCCCACTTGCAGATAGCCACAGGAGTCTTGCCAGTGTCAGCAATTTCCTCTGCTGCCTCGGCCTGTTCAAGAGCGGCCTTGATGTTCGGTCTTTTGCCAACTTTGCATTCAACCCATATTTTTGGGCAATCGACATCAGCCCTTGTGTCTCCGGAAAAACATTGCCCTGAACTTCTTGTTGTTCGTGGCCCGAATACTTCTTTGAGCCTGTTAGCAATTTCTCTTTCAAAACGAGCACCCTTATCTCTACTGTATTTACCCATGCTATATTCTAAGCGATCTTCCATCCAGCTCCAAGTAGTCTCCACCATGCTTGAATCCTTCTCGAATCCTGCTGGTAATTCTATCCTCGTATCTGGCCTGGAAATCTCTCTTATTTAGGTTAGTTGTTATGATGGTCTTTCTGTAATTACTGTACCTCTCATCGATGAGTTCATCTAGCCTGTGATTAAAATACCCGTTCTTATCTAGGTACTCTACGCCCAGGTCATCGATAACCATAAGAGGAACCTTCATCATTTTTTCAAGCTCTTGGTCGTAACCGCTAAGACGGGCAACCCTGGATGCTGTCCACCATTGTAATTGTTTTGGTGGTGTGGCGCCGCTGGCAACGCGTCGCGTCTTTTCCCAGAGGAAGTAAGCGGCAGCTGTGCTTTTGCCTACACCTTTTTGGCCAGCTAGTACCAGGCACCATGATTCTTTTGGAGAGTCAGTAAATTTCTTAACGGCCTCGAGAGCCGGCGTTTCCCTGACTTGGTTTTGTAGCGTGTCTATAATCCTCTGCGGCATACCTTGATGCCTGAGCGATGATTCTAGCTCTGAGTTATCTATAGTGCTGTTAAGGTCAATAGGATCTTCACAGCCCCAGGACTCTTGCTTGGCCTTCTCAGCCAGGGCCATGACCCTAGCCTCCATCGCCGAAGCCGTCGTACCCTTTGCCGAATTGGTTGCTCCCAGAAGTGTAGCCACGCTTTGCATTGTTTCCCCCTGCGTTATTTTTTGAGTTAATAAAGCTTTCTAAGTTGCCATCTTTTTTCATGATGTCTTCGATGCCGTGTCGATTGTTCTTTACCCACCAGTCTGTCCTTGAGTTTTGAAGTATAGCTGTCTTTAACTCGGCGACGCTATAACCATCTTCGAGTCTTTTTCTTATAAGCTTCCAGTCTTTGTGTTCGGGTTTTACAGATCTTCCCCTGCTGGGGTGTACTGATTGATAGTATTTAACAATCTCCTGTATTGACGCGTCGTGTTGTGAAACTACGCGAAGTGTTTTAGTCGATGGCTTGTTGTCAGCGTATAGTGCTTCTAATTCATCAGCCAAATTACGGAGGAGTCTAACCAGCTTTTTTAAGCTGTTGGCGTTGATGTTTATTTTCATGAATTTCCTGGAAAAGTGGGGGCAGACAAAAAGCCTTCAGGGTACAGGAAAAAGAAACCCTAGCAGCAAAGTGGAACATGCCCACCCCCACTAATTATGTATCACTTAAAAGGGTACGCCGTCATCTTTTTCCGGCGACTTGGTTACTGCAACTGCCATCTGAAAAGGCCCTAAAGGTTTGTCGTATTTCTCCTCTACTGAGTAGTATTCGCCAACCTCCATGTACTTCTCACCGGGCTTCTTGGTAGTTCTAAGAACTCCTTCTTTCCCAGGGATATCATCTGTATCGATGTCAGCTGTAGGATCTAGCCCTACTGCTTTGCAGAACTGAATGTACTTCCACTTCGACTTCTCTATTAAATAGATATCATCAAAGATACGAAGCTCTTTATCTTCACACTCGATGAACATTTTCAGCTCAATGCGAGGTGTACCTTTTACCGAACTCTTGCCTATGATGGCATCGGTAACTTGAAATCTGTAATTGCCAGGGCCATAAGTCTTCGGCTTATTCTTTTCTGCTTCAGCAATGTCCTGGTCATTAACCGTAAATCCTACGCTCGGCATAGTCTGTCTCCCATATGTTCCTGGTATTCATCCCAAGAAAGTTTAATTTTGTCTGGCATCTCATAGCCGGCTCTGCATCCTGCATCGCGGCCAGGGCTACCTAAGAAATGGATCCAACGGTCTTTGCCAAGTTCTTTGGCCTTCCCGTCAATGACCCGAAAATTACTTTGAGCATGACCGATTTGATCTGCCCAATCTCTAAGTGTGTTCCAAGAATTCTTGGATAAGTTAGGAGCCCACTTCTTAAAGTCTTCACCCAGTGCATTGGCACCAGGCAGTAGGCCATCATGTGCAATAAGAATAATATTCATATTCTTTGCTTTGCGGATATGGTCCAAAGCATACAGCATCTCACGCATCATCAAGCTGGCAATCATAATGCCCTTGTGT